TTCCCGATATATCGGGAGTATTTGTCGCTTTTCTAAGCGCAACAATGAGATAATAGAGACAAGGGTCGCTCCCTTGCAACACATTTATGGCCGATTCCGTGCACGGCGGGGTCGGCCTTTTTTTTGGGATTTATCAACGATTTTTACAAAGGAGGAAGTATGAGTGGAAACGCAATAGTGGCAAAAGGAACAGAGTTACAGTTGGGGGCGGGTTCTCCGCTGACATACACCAAGATTTCCGAGATCAATTCGTTCAGCGGTCCCGGTGGAACCGTCTCGGTCATCGATGTGACTGATTTGTCCAGTGAGGCCAAAGAAAAACTCGCCGGATTGAACGACAACGGCCAGTTGTCGTTTGAGATGAATTTCATCCCGTCGAACACGCAGCATTTGGCCTTGCGCACGGCAAAAGAGAACGGGACGACGTGCAGTTTCAAGCTCGTGTTCAGTGACGGCACGGAGTGGACGTTCAACGCCGTCGTGACTGGATTTTCCGTGTCTGGCGCCGTGGACGCCGTTGTGAAAGCGTCGGTTCAGATCGACATCTCAGGCGAAATCAACGAAAGTTAAAAAGTCTTTTTAAAAGAAAGGATGCGGCATGTTGACTCGTGAGGAAATACTCAGTAAGACATCTCTCAAAACCGAAAGGATAACCGTCGAAGAATTATTTGGTGAAATAATTGTTTCGGAGATGTCGGGGGAAATGCGCGATGAATGGGAACAAGCCATTAGGGAGAAAGATGCCGGAGGAAAACTTGTTTCTCCCAGGGCAAAGTTAGTTGCTTTTACTGTCGTTGACGAGAAGGGAGACAGAGTTTTTTCTGATGGCGATATATCTGCCCTGGGAAAGCTTCCATCAGCGATCCTTGAAAAAATTTGTTTAGTGGCTATGCGTTTAAATGGTCTGGCCGCCGGAGCAATCGAAAAGGAAAAAAAAAGCTAATTCGCCAGCCTGAAAGAAGATTTTATTTTTTTCTTGCCGAGAAGTTGGGGAAGACCGTTAAGGGGTTGTTGGAGGAAGCGTCGAGCAGAGAAATTACGGAATGGATTGCCTATTTCAGCCTGAAGGCGGAAGGCGATCCGGTTGATGCAAAGAAAGAGCTTTCTAAAATATTTGGGTCGAGGATAAAAAAGAAAGGCAAGTAGTATGGGAGTTTTGGGAACCCTGGGAAGTCTAAATGTCCTTTTAAGCGCGGACACCGCCCAATTCTCTACCGCGATGGACAAGGCGGCCTTTCTCGCTGAGCGTGATCTGCAACGCATATCTTCCAAGGCGAAACTCAATAGCACGCTGATTATCTCTGCTTTCGCCGCGGCCGGAACGGCCATTGCAGTTTCGGTCAAAAAAACCATCGACCACGCCGACGAGATAGGAAAAATGGCTTCTTCTCTCGGCTTGACTACCGAACAGCTATCAAGTCTCGAATACGCCGCGAAGCTGTCAAATGTCGAGATAGACGGCTTGCGCACATCCTTCCAGAAATTCAACAAGACTGTTTTTGACGGCGCGAACGGCGTTAAATTAAGTTCCGACGCGTTTAAATCGCTCAATATCTCGGTCACCGACAATTCAGAGAGATTAAAAAGCACATACGACCTATTCCTTGAGTCCGCTGACGCCCTGTCAAAAATGACGGACGGCGTGCAAAAATCGGCGACCGCACAAATTCTCTTCGGCAAGAGCGGGGCCCAGATGATTCCCTTGCTTAACTCCGGCAAGGATGGGATCAGGGCCTTGGCTGATGAGGCTCAAAGGCTTGGGATAGTTATCAGCAGCGACGTTGCGGCGGCCGCGGAAAAAATCAACGACGACATGAACCGCCTGGTCTCCGGAACGCAAGGGGTCGTCTTGAGTTTTACCTCCGGTCTGTTGCCCTCCCTGGTGAGCGTGACCGAGAACCTGACCAGCTCAACGGCATCCATGGAGGGTTTCAGAACGGCGGGGGAAAGCGTTGGAAAAGTGGTTACCGCATTGGCAAGCGGGATCATGACCATCAACGCGGCCCTTAAATCTTATGGCGACACCATGCGGACGATCTCGGCAACCCTCCTTTTGCTTAAAGAATTCAAGTTCCGCGAAATTGGGGAACTCTGGAAGGATTACAGCGCCGATCAGAAAAAAACCTTCGACGATCTCGCCATAAGCGTTGATAAAAACTGGAAATCTATATCCGGCTCGGTTACCGAGGCCTCTTCCAACGCCGCGGCCGGTATTGAAAATTTAGACGACAAAATAAAAAAGTCAGAGGATTCGACCAAGAGGCTCGAATCTGGGGCGAGAGACTTGGGCTTTACATTTCAATCGGCATTTGAGGACGCTGTTCTCGAAGGAAAAAATTTAAGCGATGTCTTGTCCGGTCTGTTGAAAGATATCGAGCGCATTGTTCTGCGGACAGCCGTTACAGGGCCCCTCGCGGATGCTTTGTCGGCCGGGGTGATTTCATTTTTTCCCACAAGCTCAGCCCACGGGAACGTCTTTTCCGGTAACCGGCTTGTTCCGTTTTTAAACGGCGGCCTTATTACCCGTCCTTCGATTTTTCCTATGGCAAACGGCGGTGTGGGTCTGGCCGGGGAAGCCGGAACAGAGGCCATCATGCCATTATTCCGCACGGGTAGCGGAGATTTGGGAGTCAAATCAGGCGGTGGAGGCGTGGAGATTAACGTCTATGCACCGGAAGGATCGAACGTCAAAACAGAAAGCCAGAAGAAGGGCAGTATGGAGCAGATCAACATCATGATCGATGAGGCCACGGCGGACGCCGTGAGCAATTCGAGAAGCCGGACTTACAAAGCGCTTAAAAAATCGTTCGGATTGAGACAATCGTTGACGGCGAGATAGGGGAGGGAAAAACTTGGACACCTGGCCCGCAACATTACCACAGAGACTTTCCAGCGACGCTTCAGTTCAGGATGACGAGAGCCGCGCCATGTCAGATATGGACGCGGGTCCTGCGTCCGTGCGCAATAGGTTTACGGCGATCACGCAGACCGCGAAGGGGTCTATGATCCTGACCGGAACCCAGCTTTCCACCTTCAACACATTTTTCAGGACAACGATCAAGCAAGGGTCGTTGTCCTTTTCTTGGATCCACCCATTCACGGAAGAAGCGGCAACAGTCCGGTTCAAGAGCAAGCCGGAATGGAAGTGTATCAAACCGGCCGGAAGCGTCGGTGACAGACTTTATCAGGCGGCCCTGGAACTGGAGATTCAGCCGTGACAGATATATCTGACGATCTAAAACAAGACGCGTTCGCGAATGAGTCTGACCTCCCACTTATCCTTTTGACGATAGATCATGCCGACCTTGCCGAGCCGATCCGCGTGGTCAACAACAAGGTCGCCATCACCTCCAACGGCCTTGAATACGTCGCCTTCCCCTTTGAGATACAACTCCCGGATTCCAAAGAAGATTCTCAACCATCCGCGAAGCTCACGATAAGCAACGTCTCGCGAGAGATCGGAGTCGCCATTCGCTCAATCTCAACACCTCCGAGCGTGACGATAGCCGTTGTCCGGCAGGATACGCCGGATATCGTGGAGGCCCAGTTTGTCGGGATGCGGCTCAACAACGTCAAATATAACGTGATGACTGTAACGGCTGATCTGGAATTTGAGGATTTGACGCGGGAAGAATTCCCTTCGCTCAAGTTCTCACCGTCAATCTTTAGGTCAATCTTATGAAAAAAAGAAAAATAAGACTATGTTGGACTTGTTCTAATTTTATTCACCATGAACATTATTTTAAATGGACCGCTTGGTTGTGTGGAATATTTCAGTTATTTTTGAGAAAATTTTGGAGACTCTATTGACACTCGGTGAATTTATCGAAAAGGCTCTGCATGTTCGGTTCAAAGATAAAGGGCGGGATTATTCAGCCTGGGACTGCTATTCGGTGGTCCTATTGGCATATCGGGATATTCTCGGAGTAGAGCTGCCGAGCTTCGCGGACGATTACGTCAATGCCGGAGACACAAAGGCGTCGAGGCGCGTCATTCACGACATTGTTTTAAGGCAGAAACAAAACTGGGACAAAGTGGATGATCCGCAGGCCCTGGATGTCGCTCTCTTCCGGTTTGGGGACACCCAGACGCATGTCGGCCTGATGATTGATAAAAACAGATTCATTCATTGCGAGAGGAAGATCAATACGGTGATCGAGAGGATAGACAGCGCGAAGTGGAAAAAGCGGGTAGAGGGGGTTTACCGATTAAAAATTCAATAGATTTTTTCCATATAAGATTCTGTTTGCTGGGCATAAATACTGACTATTGAACCATTAAAGAAGAAAAATTGATATGGCTTATATCCAGTATAGCCACCAAAACTATTTTTAGAATTTATGTTAGCTTTTAAAATATATCCAAAACGCAATTTGCACCCAAAGATTGGGGCTTCACGCATCCACCCCTTCTTAAATTCTCCCCATTCTATTTTTGTAGATTCAGGGTCTTTTAGATATTCTTTTAAGAAAATAATTGCTTTTGTTTGTGCATCTTCTTGCGAAAGATATGACCCATAATTTGCTTCTGCAAGTTCTTTTTGAGTTGGTGCTGTAGCGCAGCCAGTAAGCAGCAAGAGGCAAAAGATGAGGGAAAAACGATAAGAGGAAGAAAAGAGTTTCATGTGAAAAATATAGCAGATTTCCAAAATTTAAGCAAGGTTTTTCAAGAAAGATAAAAAATGTCTGAAAAAATCAAAATGACAGCGGTTGTCCATCCATTCAAGTCGGAGCGCAGCAGGCTTGAATTTGCGGAGGGGGCGACCATTAAAGACATGGTTTTGGTTGCTCAGCCGGACGCCACAAAGCTCCGGCACGCCGTTGTTTTTATCAACGGCAAGGTCATTCCAAAAAAGATATGGGCCGAGTATAAGCCAAAAGGCGAGGATCTGGTGGAGGTCCGGGCTTGTCCTATCCCTCTTGGTGGAGGCGGCGGAGGCAAGAATGTCCTTAGGTTTGTCCTGACGATAGCTGTTATAGCTTTATCGGTTTGGGCAGGAGGTGCGCTTGCAGGTCTGACAAATCAGCTTTTTGGTTTGTCTGCGACGGCTTTAAAAGTGGCGACGGCTGTTTTCACGGCTGTGTCCGCGGCCGCGGGGATGTTGGCCGTCAACGCCTTGTGTCCGACAACCGCATCTTCTACGGCCGCCCTTTCCGGCACGGACTCGAGCGATTCTAATACGCTCTATATTGAAGGCTCAAGCAACTCCGTGGATCCGTTTGGAGTTGTCCCGGTTCCTCTTGGAAAATATCGCCAGACACCGCGTCAGGGATCGAAGCCTTACACGGAGATTGTAGGCGACGACCAGTTTTTCCGGATGTTGTTCGTCTGGGGCATAGGGCCGCTGTCGATCGATGAGGCCAGCCAGAAAATCGGCGACACATTGTTGAGTGAGTTCTCCGACTACCAGATCGAGCATAGAGAGGGATACGCTACAGACGAGCCGTTGACGTTGTTCCCTGACGCAATAAGTGAGGAGAATTTTACGGTTGCCCTGACTGCGGCCGCCGGCTGGATCACCCGCACCACGACCGTCAACGCTGATGAAATCAGCCTTGATATAACATTCTCCGGCGGCCTTGTGGAATACGACGCAAACGGCAACAAACAGGCCAGGTCCGTCAATGTGGAGATACAATATCGCAAAACAGACAGCGCCGACCCATGGGCGAACATCGATGCTGCCGGCGAGAAATTCCAGGTCACCTGCGATGCCTCCTGGCTCAATAAAACAGGCGATTCGCTTGACAGTATAACTTTCACTGGTAAAAAGACTTCGGCCTTGCGTTTCGGGATTCGTTTTGGTGTCGTCGAAAGAGGGCAATATGACGTGAGAGTCCGCAGGACTACAGCTGATACTGAGTTGACCACGATAGCCGATCTGACATACTGGACGGCCCTGCGCTCGATCAAGATCGAGAGTCCGGTGGATTCTCCTGTTCCCTTGGCTATGACAGCTCTGGTCATCAAGGCTACGGATCAGCTCAACGGTATCATAGACAACTTTTCCGGAATCGTGACAAGGGTTTGTCCTGATTGGGATGCCGCCACGGAGACCTGGATCACCCGGGCGTCTCAAAATCCGGCCTCTATGTTTCGCTTTGTTTTGCAAGGTAACGGCATGGCCGTCCCGCTTGAGGACACAAGAATAGACCTTGACGCCCTGGCGGATTGGCATGAGTTTTGCGAGGAGAAGGGTTTTAAGTTCAACCAGGTGCGCGACTATTCGGCCTCCGTGTGGGACACGCTTCGGGACATCTGTGCCGCCGGCCGCGCGGCCCCTACCATGGTTGACGGCAAGTGGTCGGTCGTCATTGACCGGGAACAGACGGCGCCCGTCAGCATCATAACACCGAGGAACAGCTTTGATTTCTCAGCCGAGAAATTCTTCTTGACCCCGCCCCATGGCTGGCGGATCCAGTTCCCAAATGAAG